TTAGACCATTGTTGTTGTACACTGTGCAACCCACAAGAGCAGGCGTGGACCGGGGTGAATACAAGTATTGTTTTAATAACAATAATGAACTTGATTATTCTGTATCCGGTGGTGGACGTTATGTCCACCAAGTTTGGAACTGGAAGGGTGATTCTGTTTCGGCGACTAGAACAGCCTGCGGGATACCAATAACTCGCAGCATCTTTAATATAGAAAGAAAACAAGTGGATAAAGACCACCAAGTGGTGTTACTTGCTCCACTTGTTAAATTTCGAGGTGTAAGATGCTGGATGAGTTACTGGGCCGCAGAGTGTCATGAGCTTCAGAGGCTTAAAGTGGTGCAGGGTGCATTCGCTCGTCTTGTGGTTAACACAAGCGACGGAATAGAGGTTTCAACAGCCAAGGCTGGTAGTTATCTCTGTGCAACCGTACCTGTGTCTGTTGATGACGCAATAGCCTCTGCAGCCCTGACGACAACTAAGTTGACGCACAGTACTGTAAAATCAAAGATGGCCCCAGGTGGTAATTTTACAGGCTCCGAAATTTTGTTGGAGTATCATCTTAACGGAAGGAAACCTGGTGACCGAGTAGACGCAGTGAGTGGCGTTCGGTCTTACCAGTGGGTGAAAACGTATCAGGACTTTGAGCCTGAGAACCCGTCTATGGTGTCATTCATGAAACCACTTTATGACGGAGCCTTTGTGCCAACTAGTTCAGAAGGAAATGACGAACGCATGGTTGAGGAGAGAGTTAATAAATTGAAAGAAAAAGAGAAACAAAATAAAAATTGCATTCCTACATTAACTAACTTTCTTCACACAACCATGGATGAATTTGCAGATCTATTCAAAGCAACTGTAGGTGGCGACATAGGCCCCGTTGATTTTGATGTAGTTTATGAGAGACAGCCTAAACCATCACAACGCAGAATCCTTGAACAGTCTGAGCATGATGTTCGGAGTGACAAAGCATCTGTGTTCCAAAAGGCCGAAGCTTACGGAACATGTAACGATCCTAGAGCGATTACCCAGATTAATGGAGTTGATAAACGAGAGTATTCAGCTTTTATATATGGGCTGTCCGATAGAATGAAACGTTGCAAGTGGTATGCCTTCGGCAAAACGCCTGGCAAGATAGCTGAGCGCGTAGCCAAGATTTGCGAGAATTCAATGTCACACGTCGACAGTACTGATTTCTCACGAATGGATGGCAGAGTTAACGCGATTGCCAGAACTTTTGAACGCATTGTTATGTTACGTGTTTATCTTCCTCAATACCATCTTGAATTGATGAGATTGATGAAGACACAGACCGGACTGAAGGCCAAAACGAAGTACGGTGTTACTTATAACACCGGCCAAGCTAGAGCTTCAGGTTCACCTGAAACTTCACTCTTCAATACTCTCCTGAATGCTTTTATAGCATACCTTGGTTATAGAATGACCAGGGTTAATGGGAGATATATGACGGCTGGAGAAGCCTGGAATTCTCTAGGACTATACGGGGGTGATGATGGTTTAACGCCCGACCAAGATGGGAGAGCAGCAGAGAAAGCTGCGAAGATGATGGGTCAAGTCATGACCGTGGATAGAACGTTGAGAGGTGATGTTGGAGTTGCCTTTCTAGCCAGACATTATGGGCCCGATGTTTGGTGGGGAGATTCGAACAGTTGCTGTGATATTCGTAGACAACTGGCGAAATTCCACGTCACCACAAGGCTGAATAGCAAGATAACCCCGATAATCAAGCTACGTGAGAAAGCATTTGCCTTCTCCCTCAGTGATAGTGAAACACCTATAATAGGTTGGTTCGTGCAACGAGTGTTGCATCACAGTCCTTTGGACCACTCTCAATACCAAAATGTGTTGGGTATCTGGAATTCAGACGTGAGTAAATCTAAGCATTATCCTAATAGGTATGATGACTGGATGATTGATCTCGTGATGAAACAGATACCAGATTTCGATATTAGTGGGTTCTTTGACTGGGTACACTTTGCGAGCGCAGATGAGCTAATGAATGCTCCTGTGTTTGCTGAGCGCGCCGAACCAGCTCCAAAACCAGGACTCGTTGTTGTCGACGACGAGTTTCTGGGCACTGAGTTACCAACAGCCCCATCAGATTCAGCAGTTCCTAAAGCTGCGGCCAGTGACAAACGGAAGAGATTCCGTGGCCGCAAGCCTAAGAATAGGAACGCTAAACGCAACGGTGCCCCCC